TTTTGCAATTTTTTTCGCGTTTTCTCCAGAATAAACAGTGTGGGGAACTGCATTTTTATATGCAATTGTTTTGAACTCGTTGAAAGATTTCATTTTTTATTTTTATTTAGAGATAATCTTTACGAGTGTGATGCTCTGGAACAATCTTTCCAAGTCTAACACTTAACAATCCATCCTCAAAGATTACTTCCTTCACCTCCGTGTCATCGGATAGTGTCCAAGCTCTCTTGAAACTTCTTTGAGCCAATCCTTTATGGACATATTGCGTATCAGTCTCTTTATCTTCCTTTTGCCCCTCAATAAAAAGTTTTCCTTGTTCAGTGTATACATTAACTTCTCCCTTTTTAAATCCGGCAAGAGCAATTTCTAAACGCGATTCTACGTTACTTACCTGAACAAGATTGTATGGTGGATAATTAGAAGTAGTTTCGTGAAGATTAAATAAACGATCAAAATATTCATCCATCCCAATACTATTGCGAGTAATCCTATCCAAAAGAGTAGGCAGATCCGTAGCAGTATAACGTGCGAAGTTATTCATTATAGTAGCTCCTTTTTAAGCGAGTTTGTGTTTTGTGGACCCTTTCGGCATCCATTATTAATTATAATAGATATGAAAAAAAGAGGAAGGGTAAAAACCCAACCTCTTTTTAGGGTGTTCCGACTTTTGTAGAGACCGCACGAAAGGCCTCATACTTATTTATTCGGGATCTACACCTTTTCCTTTCTTACCAATATTATACTTCTGCTCTAGAATCCAATCACCCTTGTCCTTATAAGAAAGGACTTTAATTTGATTGAGTGGTGCAATATCAGATACTTTATCTTCTTTTACAACAGTAATCAATCCCCAGTCAGCAAGAAGTCTTGCAATACGATTACGACGCTGAACATCGTTTATTGTAAGATTTGCGTGCTTACCATCAAGAGCAAATAATTCCTTAAAGTGAACAATATAATATCTGCCTTGCTTATGCAAAATATGGCAAGATTGATAAAGTTTTTTCTCCTTCCTCGATGCAACTCCGATGCGTGTCAAAGTTTCACGTACTTTCAAAAAGTCATCAGGTTCATTAAGAATTACCTCTACCATTTGGTCCTGAGACCAATCAACAGTAGGTTCTACCGTAGTAGTCATTTTGATCCTCCAGTTTCAAGTCGTTTTTTAATAAAGTTAATTTGTTCTTTTGTCAGGATTTTCAGTGCTTGAGATGCCTTATCATTACTATAACCATAATAACTTTTAACACATTCTAAGTCTGTGATTTTATCCTTACGGAGCCAGGGAGAAAATCTCTTCCGTTTCCTAAGAGTATTTAGATAAAATGAATATTGCATATCTTTATCAAGATGATGATTCATATTCATCTCATTTACAAAGAGAATGCAATCAATCTGTCCCGACAGACACTTGTTAATAATAAAAGAGGGATATTCTTTTTTTAGTTCTGGATTTGCCTCAATCAGATTTTCCTTCGTCTGATTGATTGAATTTAACCAGTCCTTCAATTCCATAATTAAATAGCAACAATTCTTTTCTTTGTTTTTGCTCGCGCATATACTCACCAACAGAACGCATCGTATAAGTTAGATCAAACTCAGCAGCATTCCAATTCTTAAAACGATCTTTGACAAGTTGATCAGAGTTGTAACTGATCAGTTGGTCCATAGAACAAGCATCACAATCAGAAGCAAACTTATCGTGATCAAATCCTTTATGCATTGATCCTTTGTTCCCATAGAGATTATCCTTAATGTCATAAGGAGGATCGAGATACATAAAAGCACTCTTGTTTCCATCCATTAGATAATCATAAGAATAATTAGTTATACGCCACTTTGCAATAAGTTTGGAATACTCAGGAAGTTTCTCAATTCCACGAACCGAAAAATTAGAGTTACTTGCCTGCGGAGAAAATGAAGAACTCTCAGTAAGACCACTGAAAGAACACTTATTTACAATGTAGAACCGTACAGCACGTTCAAAATCACCAGTATTTGGATCATTCAAAATCTGTTTTGAAATATCAAAGAGACCTCTAGCAGATTCTGGATCTGGACAAGTACTCTTAAAGTGGAGGAGATGCTCCTTGAGTTCTTCACCAAACATCTGGAGTTGTTGCCAAAAGATTACAAGAGGAGGGTAAAGGTCATTCACCCAAATCTTGAGATCTGGATATTTCTTTGTAATATGAATTGCCACAGATCCACCCCCCAAGAATGGTTCACGAAACTCTTCATAGTCACGAAGATCTGGAAAATATGGATCCATCTTTACACAAGCACGGGACTTACCGCCGGGATACCTTAGGGGTGTCTTAAGAGATTTCATTTGAATTCACACTCCTCAATTTCATATCCATAAGATGTTTTATGAACGCAATAATACTCCTTTATACCATCTTTTGTCATTTTCTTTTTCCAGTATCCTCTTTTTTTTGAGGCGGCAACCATTGCACTACGATCATAACCTCTTTCTTCACACCATCTTTTTAAATTAAAAACAATTTCTTCTTCTCCTGTTTCTATATTTCTTAATTTGTAATGTTTAGAATGTGAATATTGAATGTTGTAAAATCCATCGCACCATTCTAAGTTAGAAACAGCATTATTTTGTTTATCTTTATCTATGTGATTCACTTGAGGTAAATTATTAGGATTTGGTAAATAAACCTCAGCAACTAACCTATGGGCAGAAACTTGTATTGTTTTTCCTTCAGCACGAATATGATATTGATGATATCCACTTCCCTTCCTTTGTGGTTTTAACTTTTTTAATGGTTTTTTAATTTTTCCAGAATACTGATTTCTATTATAATTTTCACTATAAACAGATCCATCAATGTCTACATAATAACCTGGATATTTTGGATGTTGTTTCATTTTAAATTCATAATGTTATAATAGTTTATGTTTTTTCTTTGGTTTTCTTCCCAAGGAATAACTCTCAAATTTTCCAATTTAGCAATTTCTTCTGGTGGAATGTTATTTACAAATCCCTCATATACGGGATATATATGGTCCAATTGATAACCTCCTTCAACACCGCACTTTGTTCTTGGTTTATGTTCTGGATTAATTATATCATAAAATTTTACATAATTAATCTCTGTTAATTTATCAACAAGATAACGATATTGTTGATATTTTGTTTTTTGATTTTCTGGTTGCTTATTCCAAGAAACATAACCAAGTTGTTTCATATCTAAACCAGCATTCCAAGGAACATAATTTTCTTTTGCTTTTCTCATTTTTTCCAATGATTGATTGGAATAAATTTGAGTTTTTCCTTTATTCCAAGGAGTTTTACCTTTGTTAGATTTTTTGATTTTTTCCTTTGTTTCTTCCGTTAAGGGTTTTCTTGGATAAGAAATTCTACCAAGAACAAAGTTATCCCCAGGACATTCAATAGACCTTTTATTTACTTGACCATCATTCCACCACTTTGCTCCTGTTTTAATCATAATACCAACTTGCTTTTGATATAACTATTTATACAAACGCAACTTTGTATTACTTAAATTCACATTCACACATTATCTCTGTTAAAGCGGCAAGTAAATTAATCTCTTGGTCGGCACAAAAAGCACATTGGTATTGATACTTAGCAATAACAAGAACGGCAGCGGGGATAGACTGGGGCAAAAGGCAATCATAACAGGCGTCATAAATCCTGCGAAGTAGACTAGTAGCATCGTTGTCCAAGTTGAAGACCACCCACTTACGGACTTCTGGGAAGTTCTTATCCTTGAGGTTCTTGACGAGTTCATTTACAGAGATGTCAGAGAAAGATGCAAGAATGCCCGAGTCGATTTTTCCTCCCGTAGCGTACCTCTGACACTCGTTAAGGACCCTACGAAAGTCTGGGAAGTGTTTTGATACAAGTTCAGCAAGGACTTTTTGATCGTACTCAATCTTTTCCTGATCCAGGATCGTTTGGAGACGTTGGAAGAAACTTCCTGCAAGTTGGACCCGCTGCTTCCCTTTGATTGTGAAGTCGATAACGGCACAACGGGAGTGCAAGGGTTCGATGATCTTGTTCTTGTAGTTGCAGGTGAAGATGAATCGGCAGTTGTTATAAAATGCCTCAATATTCGCCCGTAGTAGGAGTTGTACATCATTACCGGTGTTGTCCGCTTCGTCAATGATGATGACTTTGTGTTTAGAAGATCCCGTAAGTGAGACGGTCGAAGCAAAGTTCTTTGCTTGGTTCCGTACAGTATCCAAGAAACGTCCTTCGTCGGATCCGTTAATGACATAAAAGTCTGCTCCCAACTCATTACATAATGCTTTTGCGATTGTGGTTTTACCAATACCAGGAGGGCCAGCAAGAAGGAGATTTGGAATCTCACCCTTCTCTACAAACTCCTTAAAGGTTTTTTTAGTATCATCAGGAAGAATACAATCCTCAATCACTTGAGGACGATACTTTTCGCAGAATAAGAATTCACTTGTCATAATCAATTTACACCCTTCACCTTTGAAACAATACTTTTAATTTCTTCTTTTGATTTACCTTTAGTTTCAAGATAATCCTCATAAGTATATCCAGATTTAATAAAATTGGATAC